GTGACTTGGAAGGTAGGTTCAAGAACGCCATTGAAGGTCTAGTCATGGGCGGCTTGGTTGACGGTATCTGGTATGGTGCCCGGTCAATGAAAACTCTTTTCAAGGCTGATGCCGTAGCGACTCTGGGGAAAACCCCCAAGGTAGTCGCTGAAGAAACCAGCCTCCGTACCAGCAGAATCGTTTTGGCGACACAAGAAGTCAGCGTAGCGGACGCCGCTCTCAAATCATTTGACGACGTAGCTACAGTCAAGGGTGACCCGGCTATTGACCTCGCCCGTAACAACCCTGAAGACGGTGCCCTCCAAGACGCTTTCAACGAGATTGAAGCGAGGATTGAAACCCGCACAGCCGCGGGAGCTGACCCCACCGAGATTGACGAGTTGGCCCGAACTCAGGAAGAAATCCTCACGGCTATAGGCCAGCGAGAAGGCGCCGCGGCGCGTGGGTTGGAGTTTGAAGACGCGGTACGAGCGGAAGACAATGCTGTGAAGGGCGAGCATCCCCGCGAGCAGGCCCGCGCTGAAGACCCGGAAGGTGGCGCTGATCTTGATGAAATTCTAGCTCTATCCCGCCAACGCCTCGTAGAGCGCAAGTTGAAAGGTATCCGCAGCATCATCAAGGCTAGAGAAGAGTTTGCGGATTGGACCAAAACCGATGTGTGGAAAGATATGCCCCACGCTGAGAAAAAGGGATACCTCGACACACTTGACATCATCCCGGAGAATCTTAGAGATGACATCCGTGGCGTTGAGCAAGAGCTGAAAAAGAGCGCAGCGAGTAAGGAAGACCTTCATACTCAGAGCGTACTACACAGTGAAACAGAAGCGGGGCGTTCGCCCACAGTTAGACCGGACAAAGACTTTGCCGCCACCCCCCGTGAAGCTGCGGAAGCAGCGGCGGCGGAAGTGGTTCGCAAGGGCGGTAAGACAAAGATCCGCACCCAACACCCCGAAGCCATCCTTGGTCTGAAGAGACTCTCTGATGCTAAGGCGGCTGGTGAAGAGCTTAGTGAAGAAGAACTCACTGACTTGATAGCTCACTCCAACATCAACTCAAAGAACTTTGGTGGCGAGGCTGACATGGCCGCGCAAACTCAGGTGGTCCAAGGTATGGTGGTCAAGGAGATGGGGCTCAGGGGAACGAGACCCCTCAAGAAAGTCATAGCCGATGTCTCAAGGGACATTCACAAGCTGAATAAAGAGGCGGATGTAGTAGACGGAAAGTACGGTAAAGAAGCCGTCATTGACGCTGAAATCAAAGACTACACGGCGAATGTCGAAGCCGCAGAGAAGATGGAAGTTCAGACCGCAATTATGCGAAAGACTCTCAAGGGTACTCTCAAGACGCTTGACCTTATTGGTGACATGACTAAGACACAGGGTGGGATGACGGATTCCCAAAAGATCCTAGCCATTGGTATGATGGACCGAGTAAAACAGATCCAAGCTGTGTTGTACAGAGGCACGCGTGCCGCTGGACGTAATCTCATCAACCACAGGATCAACTTGGACTCCCTTCCTGACATAGTAGACGCCGCCCAACCAGGTAACCAGAAAGCGTTGGGAACCGCTACGGATGCGATGCGGGACACGATTGCCGCCGCTGAAGAAACGCTGGGCGCTTCTATTGAAGACGTTCTGAACGATATGATTCCCCTTCTTAAACAAGGTAAGGGCGCCAACTACATTGACAACCTCGCTGGTGACAACATCGGTCAGTTCCGCATGTACCTTGAAGCGTGGATGTCCATGCTGCTGTCCGCGCCTCCGACACAGATGGTGAATATCATCTCCACCCAGTTTGTGGGGGCGTACCGCCTTGGTGAGCTGTACGTTCAGGGCGTGGCTACTGAAGTGCTAAAAGGTGACCCCGTGCTAAGGCTGTCAGCCCAACGCCAAGCCTCCGTATGGTTGGACAGTCAGGTCCGATTGGTAACCCTGTTCGCAGAGCAGGGGGGCGACATCATGAAGGTGTTAAACGCCCGGTACACGGGAGATGTGAACTACAACAAGCTGCTTGGAAACCTCCAGCGAAAGTTTGGAAAGGAGCTGCACCCGGTCTTCAACACTGTCTTCACCGGACAATCTACAATCGCTCCGGGCGGTCTCGCTATGGACCTCGCGCAGGACACCGGCCAAGCCGCCACCCGTGAAAACATCGCAGCGTTGGTTAATGAAGGTCGCGGCTCTGAAGTTGAGTGGTTGAAGGAAGGTACTTTTGGCGGGCAAGCTGTAGACGCGGTTGCCAACCTCTGGAACGTCCCCCTCACCATGCTCAACGCGATGGACGAAGCGGCGAAGTTCGTAAACTACAACGCCTCTCTTCATGGGGAGGTGTTTGAACACCTCTACCGAAACACAACTCTGAGAGGCGATGCGCTGGAAGCGAAGATTCAAACGATGCTCACCTCTATCCCCAACCGGCAGGCGGAACACCTTGACGATGGTGTCCGTTCTCTCTACGAGCAATTCCACCAGAACGCCGTTGAAACCGCGAGAATCTACACCTTCACCGACGATCTAACCGCTGGGGGCATGACCAAGGACTTCCACCAATTTACACTCAAGCATCCCTCAACCCGCCTTATTGCGCCGTTCATTCGCACCCCTGCCAACCTCATGAACTACGGCTTTGAACGAACACCGGGCCTTCACCTACTCACGGCGAAGTCAAAGAAGCTACGAGCCGCGATCAAGGAAGGCAAGGCAAATGGTAACTTGGACCCGAAACTAGTGCAAGAGATGGAAGGGATGCGTACCCGCTACGCTATGGGCGGCGCTGTATTGACCGCCGCAACCGGACTGGCGATGAAGGGTAAGATCACCGGAGCTGGACCCAACTCCCCTGAAGAAAGGTCCGCACTCTTGGCAACAGGCTGGCAACCGTTCTCCTTCGTAGTTGGTGAAGAAGGTGAAGAAACCAAATACTACTCCTACAACCGCGCAGACCCTTTGGGCTTCTTCTTCGGCATCATCGGCTCATACAGCGAGATCGCTGGGGGAATGGAGGATAAAGACTTACTGGAGCTGGCTGGCGCTATGTTCACAGCGACCGCCGAATCCTTCAGATCGAAGACCTACGTGTCTGGTATCTCCAGCGCCATTGTTGCACTCAGTGACCCCCGTGCCAAGTTTGGACCGTGGGCAGCGCAGATGGCTGGAACGCTGATTCCCGCTGGCGTAGCTCACGCTACCCGCACAGGCATCCCCCTGCTTGGTGATGCTGGCGTCGGCCTCTTCGCTGAACCTGACCCCGTGATGCGCGAAGTGGATGGCATCATGGACAAGATTAAATCTCGCCTTCCCGGCTTCTCAGCAACCCTGCCGCCGCGGCGTAACATCTTCGGTGAAGTCATTTCCTACGCCCCCGGTGTGGGACCTGACACGATGAGCCCCTTTGCTAGCCGCCGGTCTCCCAACAGTCTTGTCAACGGCGAGATCCAAAGACTTGTCCAAGATCATGGTCTGAAAGTTTCCATGAAGGGTTATGACCGCATGGGTGGCGTTGAGCTGGACCCGGCGCAGAGAGATGAGTTCATTCAATTGGCCGCTGGAGACCCTAACCGGAATGGTAAAAACATGCGTCAAGACCTCGACAAGCTAATGCGTTCAAGCACGTACAAGAACGCTGATGACTCTGTTGATGGTAAACAAGCCCTCATCCACGAACTCATAACTAAACGGCGAAACAGAGCGTGGAGAATCTTCCTTCGGAAGAATCCTGACATCAAGATGGAAATACGCGCTGCCCGTAAGATGAGGAATGGAGCCAAACGGAGGCACGCCGAAAACAAGGCTAGCTCCCAGACTAACACCCTCTTGGCATCCCTCACTACACCCCCTGACAACCTTTCATAAGGAGAAGCCAGAATGGCTACCTACGCACCTAAAACCTATGCTGGCACAACCGATATCTACGAGTACCTCATTACCATTGACTACGCTAGAAAGGATGACATTCGCGTCTACATTGATGACGTTCTCATCACTCGTGGATCAGGGGCGGGTAAATGGCAGTTCAGCACAAGCGGCACTAAGATCATTTTTGAAGATGGTTCTGAGCCGCAGGACGGTGAGACCCTCATCATTCGGAGAGTCACGGACATCTCTGATGCCTCCGTTGTCTACACTGCTGGCAGCGGCTTCGTCTATTCGGACATCAACCTCGCCTTGAACCAGCTCCTATACGCAGTTGACGAGCTTCAAGTTCCGGGGTGGGAGCAGACGTTCACCCTAGCGGAACTCGATGCGGGAGATATTGACACCGCCCACGGCCTCGGTGGCACCCCTACCCGCGTTGAGTACATCCTGAAAAACACCTCTACGGATCAAGGCTACGGCCCGAACAACGAAATCCCGCTTCTGTCTTGTGATGTTATTCCAACGCTCCTGTGGACCAGCACGGTGTTTGCCACATTCTCCGATGAATGGGATGCCATTAACGTCCACAAAGGAACCGTTGCGGGACGCGGCAATCTCAGTGTTGACAAATGGTCTCTGATCGTTAGAGCGTGGAGATAATCATGGGACTCAATACTGAAGAAGCTCAGCAGTTAGGAAGGATCGAAGCGCAGGTGGACATCCTCGTTGACCGTGATGAGGAGTGCTTCACCCGGATCAACAAGCTGGAAGGATTTGCCAGCCGCACGAAAGGCGCGCTGTGTGTCCTGTCCTTGCTTTTTACAGCGGGGTGCGCGTGGCTTATAGCTGGGTGCGCCCACATGCACGGCACTGACTACTACCCAGACGGTAAGGTGAAGAGCGAAGTTGTCTCCACCGTGCTGGGCTCTGGAGAAGCTACCCTCCTCATACAGTGCGAGAATGGTGAGGAATTCTACACCACCCGTAGTGACGGGATCTCGGACAACGCGGTAGAAACCGTGGAAGCCGCAGTGACCGTAACCCCACCCGGCGCAGCAGCGGGGGTCTTCGGAGGAGTGATCCGTGAAATTTTGGAGTAACTGGCGTGCGAAACGAAAGAAGAATAAGAAGGCTAAAAAGCGCGAAGCGTATCTCAAACAGAGACGCATCGCCCAAATCGCGTCCTACACCCTTACCTCAATACCCGAGCGCTTTACTGATGACGGTTGCAGTTATTCACCTGATAGCCTATTTCATAGCGAGATTGGGTGGGCGTGCCGCATACACGACTTTCGTTATTGCACGCGCAGTGAAGGCCCGACTGACATGCTTCCTAAAAAAAGGCTGGCCGCGGACAAGGAGCTAAGAAAGAATATCGCCCTTTCCTTTCCTAAGTGGTTGGGCTGGGTAAGATTCTTGTATTACAGAGCCGTCAGGCGCTTCGGCAGTATGCACGCATGGGACTCCTGCGGGTACGATGCCGGTGAGCGCTGTAAGCACAACATGAACCGTCCACTGTGGATGGAAGAAGATGAACGAAAACGCACGGGGAGTAAGGAGCGCACATGAGTGGAACAGACCACGCCGCCAAGAAAGACGAGATGGGCCTCCTTCACGATGAAGTGGCTAAGAAGCTACGGAAGGTCATCAAGGAAGGCGAGACCGAATACAAAGCTGGGAAGAAGGTCAAGGTCCCCGTGTCAGCAGCGATGCTGGGGGTGGCTATTCGCTTCCTAAAGGACAACAACATCACATGTGACGAAGGACTCGCCAGCCGTCCGATAGGAGAGCTGAGGCGATCCTTGGAGCTGGTGACCAAACATGACGAAGAAGAAGAGGATCTCCCGAACTTCGGCCCCAACTAGAGTAGGAGCTAAACAAGAACTCTTCTCAGCCCTCCTCCCTCAACTCATCAACAAGGCTTTGGACCTCGGCTTCCGTGTCCGCGTCAAGGAAGTTTGGCGCAGCAAGGAGCAAGCCGCTCTGATGAAGGCACAGGGTAAGGGTATCCTCAACTCTCTCCACTGTAAGGGGCTCGCCATTGACTTGGTACTCTTCAGGGAGGGACAGCCCCAGTGGGACTCTGAGACCTACAGAGAGCTTGGAGAGTACTGGGAGTCACTACATCAACTCGCCTGCTGGGGTGGGAACTTCAGACGGCGGGACGGGATGCACTTTTCAATCACTCACGGAGGCGTCAAATGAAATTCTGGAAATGGATAGAAAGGATTGGCCTCCTCATCGCTAACTGGTACGGTATCAAAATATCAGCCCCCGCAGCGATGTGTTACAAGTTGGCGAAGTCTCTCCTATGGATGAGGTTCCGCAAGCACGCGCCGCATGACTGGCGCAAACCCACCTTTCAAGAGCGCAGGCGCAAGGGCGTCTATGGAGTTTGCAAGCGCTGTGGAGCTAAGAGATGAGTGTAATAGACCGAATCAAACAAGCAGCCTTGGGCATCATGAAGCCAATCCCTGCTGGACAGGGCAAGCCCTCCATCAACAGGGCCGTGATGAAGCAGCTAGAGGCGTTGGAAATCCCGAAGAGGAAGAAGAAGAAAGGAAAGAAGAAGAAATGATCTACCACATTCTGGCAGCATGTTTCATCCTCGCTTACTTCGCCGCACCCGCTACCGCGGACATGATCGCCTTCGGTTGGAGAAGTCCTGAAGGCACATATGAGTACACCGACGACATCAACCGTGTACCTGTCGCTCATCTTCATTCTGTGCAACGTATCGAAGTAGATGGCCTGACAATGTACCGCTACTACACAAAGGTTGAGTCTGAAAAGGAGTAACAAATGGCGTCAGCAGCAGCCTTGGGCAAGGCTCATGTAGACTTCCGAATCTTCCTGTATCTGATATGGAAGCATTTGGGTCTACCAGACCCGACGCCCCGACAGTATGAAATAGCGGAATACCTCCAGCACGGTCCCCGTCGTAAGGTCATCATGGCCTTCCGTGGAGTAGGGAAGAGCTGGATCACCTCTGCCTACGTGCTGTGGTTGCTGTGGAATGATCCTGAGTTGAAGATCCTTGTGGTGTCCGCATCCAAGGAGCGCTCTGACTCCTTCTCCATCTTTACCAAGCGGCTCCTCGCGGAAGTTGACTTCCTATCTCACCTAGCCCCCAACCCTAGGTTGAGCGATAGAGATTCCAATGTGGCATTTGACGTAAGAGGATGTCGCCCCGCCCATGCGCCCTCCGTCAAGTCTGTTGGAATCACAGGTCAAATCGCGGGGAGCCGTGCGGACTATATCGTCTGCGATGACGTTGAAGTACCGAACAACTCCGAGACAGCCACCCAGCGTGAGAAGCTGGTTGTCCGCTGCGCCGAACTGGGTGGAGCTGTGCTGACCCCAGACTCACAGAACAAGCTGGGAGGTGTGACCTTCCTTGGTACCTACCAAGTGGAAGACAGCCTCTACAACAAGCTGGAGGAGAAGGGCTACAACCTCCGCATTTGGCCCGCTGAGATGCCCTCAGAGATGTCCAAGTATCACGGACGGCTGGCCCCCACGATTGAAACCAGTGGCCTCCCTCCGGGAACGGCTACAGACCCCAAACGCTTTGATACCGCTGAGCTACTGGAGCGGAGAATTGAGTACGGTGGCGCTGGCTACGCGCTTCAATTCATGCTTGACACGTCCATAGCGGACGAGAACATCCACCCCTTGAAGACCCGTGACTTCGTTGTCATGGACATCGACGTTGACGTAGCCCCTGACTACGTAGTCTGGAGCGGTGGGGACGCACAGACTTTGGAACACCTTCCCAACGTAGGCTTGCACGGAGACCGCTTCCAAGAGCCCATGAGGCTCTCAGACGGCTTTAGCCCTTACACTGACACTCTGATGTACATTGACCCATCGGGACGCGGTAAGGACCAGACAGCATACTGTATCCTCAAGTTCCTGAATGGCCTCGTGTTCCTCTTCGATTGGGGCGCGTTTCAAGGCGGGTATGAAGAGGCCACTCTCACCAAGCTGGCAACGCTGGCCCGTGACGCTAAGTGTAGCTCCATCGTTATCGAAGACAACTTTGGTGACGGTATGTACGTGGAGCTGATGCGGCCTGTGGTCAACAAGGTCATCAAGTTCCTTGATAGGGACGGTGAGAAGCGTGAGGGCTGCGCGTTGGAAGGTCACAGAGCGACAGGACAGAAAGAAGTCCGCGCCATTGAGACCTTAGAGCCGGTACTTGCGGGGCATCGCATGATTATTGACGCCAAGCTGGTGAAGCGAATCACCGCGGCAAAGGACCACTCACACGATATTGAAGCTGCGCTCAAGAGCGGCTTCTTCCAGATGACAAGGCTAACCAAGGAACGTGGTTGCTTGAAGTTCGATGACTGGATTGACGCCCTCTCAGGCGCAGTCCGGTGGTGGACAGAGAGGATGGGCCTTGACGTAAACAAACAAGCCAAAGAAAGGAAGCAGGAACGCCTTGAAGCTGAACTCCAGAAGTTTGTGGATGGCATCAAAGGCCCCCGCACCCCTGAAACTTGGACCTCAAACATCACAAAGGATACCCCATGAAACGGATTCTACTAACGCTGCTGCTTACTCTTGCGTTTGCCATCCCTTCCTATGGGGCGGCTACTGGTCCGCGAGATGTACAGCCTGAAATCCTAGCGATGTTCAGGGCTCAAGTAGCAGACCTTTCAGACTTCGATCCGGGACTCTGCACCGAGACAGGAACGTATGAACTCCGAAGCACTGATGGTGTGTGGTCATGTGAGAATCCTTCAGTCATCGCTTCCCCCACCTTCACCGGACAGATGCTCGGTCCTGACGGCCTCAAGACCGCTCCCACCTACTCGTTTACCAGCGACCCCGACACGGGGATGTTCTTGAACGCTACCAACATCCTGCGGCTCGCCAGCGCAGGCAACGACAAGTTGGAAATCAACGCCAGTGCCGTGAGGATGTTTGATGAGGTGTTCCTCGTGCAAGGGACGCTCGCTAAAGCGGCCATAACCTTCGGGATTACTGACGCGAACACCGGCCTCTACCAAGCCACAGCGGGCGACGG